TTTAGTTTCATACGTTATTATTTCATCATCTATCTTTATTAATCCATATCTCTCTGGGAATCCTCGTGTGTTTGAAACAGTTATTGTAGAATTTGCCGATGTGATGCGTTTTGTTAAAGTTGTTGATTTAATTACATTACCACATTCACTTAACTTTATATAATCGTCAATATTACTAATTAAATCAATTGGTGCACCCTGATGTTCTTGAGCGATGTAATATTTTGACAAGAATTCACCAATAAGAGGAAAGCTCTCTCGTACATATGCAGGTAACTGACTTTTTACAATTTGATTTAATTGAACTCTCTTTTCTGACATCTTATCTTACGATGTTTCTATTAGAATAACTTGTAGTGACTGTATAATTTGAACCTGATGGATCAATACCCGATGATATTTCATCAACGATAGTATCAACTGTGCTACTATCTAGTTGCAAATAAAGATCTTGTAATCCGATGACATCGTTTGACTCTGGAGATGCTGATATCTCCATTATCTGAACATTATCTTTTGTTTTACCTGATACAATATTTATCGGATCTAGAGTAATACGTCCTGATTCATAATTTATGACTCCAATATTTCTTCTCTGTATAACTGGACTTGCTGTGCCAGCGTCTAAAGAAAATAATCCAATTTGTCCTCTTTTTGAATCTGAGTTTGGCACATCATACAAATAAACATCAGTATTGATATTTAAAACTCGAAAAGGACTTGTGCGAATGTTAAAACCACTCATTGATTTAATATGAAACTTATTTCCAAAATCAATTGCATATTCAGCTGTCTCAGATGTTGCTAATCTAAGGTCTCTTCTCATTTCAACTGTTGTAATATTCGATGTA